CCGATGCTGTGCTGAGTGCGATCCTGACTGCCAAAGAAGCGTCGAAGGACACTACCCGTAGTGTGTAGGTGCGGGGAAACTCGGGTTTAGACCTGGGTCGACACTACGGGTAGTGTGTGATCACAGAAGTGGCCGCAGTTTTGACCGATCAACTCTCTAGACGTGCGGTGGCGCAAAGACAGGCGCAAGTCCGCGCAGAGTTGGCAGGTCGGGCGCTAGAGAGGTACAAACCGTATCCTAAGCAGCTTGACTTTCACGCTGCGGGCGGGCCGCTGGACATCCGGGAGCGGTTGCTGAAGGCGGGCAACCAGGTCGGTAAAACTTTGAGCGCGGCCTTCGAGCATGCTATGCACCTAACCGGTCGTTATCCGGACTGGTGGCCCGGAGCCGTGTTCGATGAGCCGACGATTGGTTGGGTTGCATCCGAGACAGGGCAAACGACGCGGGACACGGTTCAGCGGCTGCTACTCGGGCAGGTCGGCAACTGGGGCACTGGGGCCATCCCGCGGGATGCGATTGTCGGCGACCCGAAGCGGGCGTCGGGCGGTGTGCCTGATCTAGTAGAGACGATTCTAGTGCGGTATGGTGGCGGTGGCGACGTGCAGGCCGGCACGAGCCGGGTGACGATCAAAACCTACGACCAGGGCCGGTTGCGATGGCAGGGCGAGACGCTCGATTTCGTCTGGTTCGATGAGGAACCGCCCGAGGACATTTATTTCGAGGGCATGACCCGTATAAACGCTCGGCACGGCATCGTGACCGTGACGTTTACCCCGCTGAAAGGAATGTCTGCCGTGGTTCGACGATTCCTGCAAGAGCGGCCGGCCGGAACTGTAGTGGTCAACATGACCCTGCATGACGCCCTCCACTACACCTCTGATGAGCGCACGGCGATCATTGCCAGCTATCCGGCGCACGAGCGAGAGGCGCGTATCAATGGCACGCCGATCCTTGGCAGCGGGAGAATCTTCGAGTTGGCCGATGAGGTTGTGCAAGAGTCGCAGATTGCGATTCCTGCCCATTGGCCGAGAATCTGCGGGCTAGATTTTGGTTGGGATCACCCCACGGCTGCGGCTTGGATTGCGTGGGACCGAGACAATGATGCAGTCCACGTGTACGACGCCTATCGCGTGAGCGAAGCAACGCCGATGGTGCATTCGATGGCAATCAAGGCGCGTGGTGAATGGATTCCGGTTGCCTGGCCACACGATGGACTGCAGCACGACAAGGGCAGCGGTGAGGTGTTGGCGCAGCAGTATCGTAAATATGGTGTACGTATGCTCAAGGACAAGGCCACGCACGCGCCGGACAAGGCCAAGGGCGAGAAAGAGGGCGAAGGCGGCAACGGGGTTGAAGCTGGACTCATGGACATGCTAGACCGCATGCAGACCGGAAGGCTCAAGGTTGCCAAGCACCTGGCGGACTGGTTCGAAGAGTTCCGGTTGTACCACCGGGAAGAAGGCAAGGTGGTCAAAGTGGGCGATGATTTGATGAGCGCTACCCGCTATGGGCTGATGATGCTGCGCCACGCCGAACGGGCCAAGGTCGAGCGCCAGGCCAAGCGAAACATCCCGGGATTCAAAGCCAGCGACAGCGCCACCGGTGCGCTGGGCTGACCCACAAGCAACATCCCGCCACCCGGCGGATTGACGGTATCCGATCGCCTGTAGCCGCCAGGTCGATCACATTCCGACCATAAGCGGCGCAACCTCAAGCAAGGAAACACATCATGGCAGATCCTGTACCCATTCTCGGCGTCGTTGGCAGCGGCATGAGTTCCGCATTCCCTCCGCAGTCGTTGGTAGCCCCGCGCATTGGTTCGCAGGGGGACCAACTCGTATCTGGCCTGCACGGTCGGCTGTACGAGGCTAACTACCGCGGCAAGTTGTTCTATGGCAGTAACGGGGCGACGCCCAGCGTGACTACGGTTGCGTTGGCTACTACCTACACCGGGCTGTGTCTCTACAACCCGGCCGGTTCGGGCGTCAATGTGATTGTCGAGCAGGTTGGTTACAGTTTCCTGGTGGCGTTCCCGGCTGCTGCGACGATCGGGCTGCTGGTTGGGTCATCTGCGGCCGGCATCGTTACGGCGAGTGCTGCGGCGTCGCCCGGGGCGCCGAGCAAGATCGGCAGCGCCTATGTGCCGGCGGCCCTGTGCGCGCTTTCTGCTACGTTGGTGGGCACGCCCAAGCTGCATACCGTGTTCGGCGAGGGTTTGACGGCGGCGATCACGACTGCGCCGCAGGGCACGCACCTCATCAACATGGATGGCAGTGTGGTGCTGCCGCCTGGTGCGTACTGCGCGATCTACACGAGCACGGTGAGCGGTGCCGCTTCTTTGTGCGGGTCGTTCCATTGGCAGGAAGAGTTGGTCTGAGCTTGATCCCACGAGACAAGGTAGTTCACGCCGCTGGTAGTCTCGTCGTGGCGAGCTTCTGCGCGGCCGTGGGCTATGCGCTATTACGCGCGGGCATGAAGCCGCTGAGCGTAGTGGTGGCAGTAGGGGGCACGGCTGCTGCATTGTCGGTCGAGGGTACGCAGTGGTTCGATAACCGGGCGAGCCGGACTGCGGGCGAGCAGCCGCGGCATGAGGTAAGCATGTTGGATGCCCTGGCGTCGTCGATCCCGGCTTGGGTGGTGGCTTTTGCGTTGGGTGCCTTGTGAACGGTGAACTTGACGGACTGCCGGACGATGTTCGTGCGGCTATCGAGCGGCCGCAGTTGGAACGACAGGCACGGCTGACGAGGTTGGGTGCCACGATAGGCGCGCTGCGGGATGAGGCGGTCAAGTATCGCAACGAATCGGGTATCGAGTCGACATGGTTTGAGCTTGAGGCGCAGTACGTCGGCATCGACGCGATGAACCGGCACGAATTCGAGACTGCCAAGTACGTGAAGCCTATCGCGCTGGGTGGACCGTTGATTGCCGAGAAGTTGAACCGGGACGATACGAAGGCGACGGCTTTTGTTGCCGAGACGCGGCGATACGTGATGGCGGGGTATTCCAAGGTCTGCGAGGTATCGCTGCCGGTGGACGGGAAACCGTTCGCGCTGAAGGCAACGCCTGTGCCTGAGATGGCTTCGGCGGCCGATGACCAGACGTTGGCGCAGGATGTTACCGGGCAACCGATGCCGGGTCACGACGGCCAGCCGGTCAAGGTTCAAGACCTGGCAAAACATGCGATGGAAGTAGCCGAGAAGGCGGCCGAGAAGGCGGCGACGCGAATTGCGGACTGGATGGTTGAGTACAAGCACAACGCCGAGATTCGCAAAGTGGTGTTTGACGGGGCGCGGATTGGCGTTGGCGTGCTCAAGGGGCCATTCCCCGAGGCGCGCAAGACCATTGTCGTGCACAAGCCTAAACCGGACCAGAGCCTACCAGATCAAACGGTGGCAACGGTTACCACGATCGAGATCGTTGAGAAGGTCAAGCCCGCTGCTCGACGCATTGACCCGTGGAATTTCTACCCGGCACCTGGGTGCGGCGAAGATATTCACAAGGGGCCGCATTGTTTCGAGGTCGACCAGATGCTCAAGAACGAGCTGGCCGGACTGAGCGAGTTGGAATTCTTTATACCTTATGCGATCGACAAGGTAATTGAAGAAGGTCCTGGAAAGATATTCGCCAACAACCAGAGAGATAATAGCAGGACCGACCAGAACAAAAAGCCGTATGAGGTATGGCATTTCTACGGCAGGATCAGCAGAGAAGAATTCACGGCTGCAAACGAAACGCAGAGTGCAAGCGAGGTAGTAAAGGCGCGCGATAGTGTTTTCGTGATCGTGACGCTGGTAAACGACACGGTTATTCGGGCGGTGCTCAACCCGCTGGATTCTGGCCGGTTGCCGTATCACGTATTCAACTGGTCGAGACGCGAGGGGCATTGGGCCGGGGTTGGTGTTACAGAGCAATGCACTGTGCCGCAGGTGATTCTGAACAGTGCCACGCGGGCGATGCTGAACAATGCCGCGAAATCTTCGGGCGCGCATGTGGTGATGGATGACAACGCGGTCGAGCCGGCGACGCCGAACGACTACCGACTTGGGGTTGGAGACAAGTTGTGGTTGCTGAAAAAGGCCACGGGTGCAGACGATGTGCGAAAGGTCTTTGCGTCGTTCGAGTGGCCCAACACCACGCCGCAACTGATGGCGATCATCGAATTTGCGCTCAAGTTGTTCGAGGAATCCACGAGCATTCCGCTTATCACGCAGGGGCAGTCGGGTAAGACTACGCCGGATACGTTTTCTGGTCAGCAGCTGCAGGACAACAATGCCAATCAGTTGTTGAGAAGTGTTGGTTTCAACCTGAACGATCAAGTGACGAGCCCATTCTTGGATCAGTGCTATGAGTGGTTGCTGCTGGACGAAGAGGTTCCTGACGACGAGAAGGGCGACTATCAGGTCGACACCAGCGGCGCGCTGGCGATCATCGAGAAGGCGCTAAACGATCAGTTCATTCCGCAGTTGCTCGTGGCGAGCACGAATCCTGCGTATGGGTTGAACCCGAAACTGTGCATGGAAAACATGATTCGTATGAAGCGGATGGTTCCGAGCCAGTTTCAGTACACAGAGGCCGAGACGGAACAGATGGCGCAGCAGCCTCCGCCGAAACCGCCTGTGGTCGAAGCCGCAGAGATTCGGGCGGCGAGTGCCGAGAAGATCGCGGCGAGTGCGGATCAACTTGCGGCGACGAAGGCCAAGATAGACACCGACCGAGATCGCGTCTACAACGAACTGATGGCCGCTCGGGAACAGAGCGCACGCGAGTCGACTATGGGCGAACTTGCGCTAAGGCGCGAGATCGCCACGTTGCAATATCAGACCAAGGTCGCAGAGTTCGCGCTGAAGCGCGATCTGAATTTGCAAGATGCGAAGGTAGAACTGGCGAAGACGGCAGCGCAATTGCAGGCGCAACGCGACATAGCAGGGGCGGACGGCAAAGGGCCGGAAGTGGCAACGCCGGCCACCGAGCCGCCTGGGCGAGCGCCCAATGGCGAGGCGTTCCAGAGATAACCTATGGCTGAGTTGAAACTGACACAAGTCGACAGGGCGAGCCCGACGTGGCGCAGTCTGTCCGAATACCTGAATGACCGTCTTTCGGCGCTGCGTCTACAAAACGACATGCCCAGGATGCACGAAGAAACCGCCTTTCTTCGAGGCCAGATCGCCGAGATAAAGGTGTTGCTCAGACTCGGCGAAGAGCCGGTAAAGCGCATCGTTTGAACCCGTCGCCGGCCGCCAGGCCTACGACCAAGACCCACCTACGCAATGCGCCGGTGGACAAGCAGCCGCACTCGATGCGGCTTTTTCATGGTGGACAGACATGGACCAGGAACTTGTAACGCAGACCGACGAGACCAACGAGCAAGATGGGTTTGACGCTGACGAAGTAGCTACGAAGCCACTTCCTACCGAGAGGCCGGAAGAGCAGGCGGCAGAAGTTGCGGCTGAAGCGGTGGTCGAACAAGCGATCGAGTATGCCCAACTGACCAAAGCAGAGTACGAAGAACTGAAAGCGCTCAAGCAGGCGCAGGAACGTAGCTTCGGAACGGCGTTCGGAAAGATCGGCGGAATCGAGCGCACCTTGCAGCAGTTACAGGCAGGCGCCAAGGTCGACATCTCGCAAGAGGACATTGACTCGCTCAAGGACGACTTCCCGCCGATTGCTGCTGCGCTCGAAAAGATTCGAGGGATGCGAGCATTGCCGGCTGGCGTGGCCGATCCGGCTCAGATTGAACAGATTGTGCAGCAGCGCATAGCCCCTGCACTGACAGCGGTCGAGCACAAGTTTGAGTTGAGGATGTTGGCCAAGGAACACCCGGATTACAAGAACGTGGACGCGGACCCTGCATTTGCGAAGTGGGTCTCGACACAGCCTCAACCGTGGCGGGAAGAACTCGTGACGGCATCCGAAAACTACGATTCTGAAGTTGTTGGCGCAGCAATGCACAAGTTCAAACTGTTCAAGAAGCAGACTCGACAGACGCCTGCTGTCACCCCACCAAGAAACAGCCGCCAGATAGCGGCAGTAACTCCACGCGGAAGCGGCCTGGTTCGGGCGCCAGTCGGCAACGACGAAGCATCTGGATTCGATGCCGCATGAATCAACCACTCTCAATCTGAAAGAAGACCATGGCAACTGTTACCTACGGCCTCAACGCCTGGCGCCTCGGCAAGTACAAGGGCGTCATCCTCAAGACCGCGAGCACTCGTGAAGTGCTGGCAAAGCAGGGGCGCGTGCTGCGATTCCCCCAGAACAACAGCGACACCTACGTCTCGCGTCGCTATCTTCCGTACGGCGCAACCACGTCGGACCCGAATACCTTCTTCGGCACCACGACGGCGATTGATCGCAGTGCGGCCATTGTCACGGCGCACCAAACCGTTGAAGGCGTTACGTCGACGCCTGATGCGATCACGCCGCAGGACGTGACGGCGTACATGTACCAGTACGACTGCCTTTACAGTTTCACCGACAAGACGGAGCAACTGGGAGAGGACGACATCCCCGAGGCGATGGCAAAAATCATCGCCAACCGGGTTGCGCTGGTCAATGAGATGCGAATCTTCGGCGTGCTCAAGGCGGGGACGAACATCTACTACGGCGGCTCGGGAACGTCGCGTCTGACCACGAACGGCGCGATCACGCTTGGCATGGTGCGTAAGATCACGGCGAACCTGCAAGCCAATCACGGCGACATGGTTACGCAGATCATGGCGCCTGGCAAGAACTACGGGACGCAGGCGGTTGAAGGTGGGTACTTTGTCTATGGCCACACCAATCTGGCACCTGACATTCGCGACATGCCTGGGTTTACCAAGGCTGTCGAGTACGCGAGTGGTACGCCGTTGCCGAACGAGTTGGGTGCGGTCGAGATGTTCCGTTTCATCTTGTCGCCGGAATTCGTGCCGATCCTGGACGGTGGTGCAACGGTTGCGTCTGCACCTGGATACCAGAGCAATCTGGGTACCAGAAGCGACGTGTACCAGTTCATCGTCACGGCGGCCGATGCGTGGTCGAACATCGCAGTTCGCGGAATGGAAGCGATCAAGATCGTCTACCACGCACCTGGCGAACAGTCCAAGTCAGACGTGTTCGGCCAGCGCGGGTACTCGGGCGCGATGTGGTGGGCAGGGGCCACTATCGAGAACAACGGATGGATGGCGGTTGGCAACGTCTTGGCCAAATCCCTCGTTTAACTGACGCAACAACAGCAAACGAAAGGATAAATCATGCAAGACACCATCAGCCGGTATCTCCAGCAGATACCGGACAATGCGCAACAGAGAGTGCTGGCGCCGCCTTTCAAGGCGCTTGCCACTTCGCACAACACGCAGCCGTTGAGAACTGCTGGTCTCGTCATCAAGGCAGGCGGTGGAGTGCTTGCCAAGATCGGGGCCGCGGACTACTACGGCGTCGTTGGCGGGCGACTCGTGACCATCGCGGCGTCAACGGACATGACGGCGTTGACGGGTCTCGTCATCACGGCGAACTCGTTCAACGTGGCGTGCTTTTTCATCGACTCGGCCTCGGTCGTGACGGTGAAGTTCGGCACTGAGGGCACGGCATTGTTGAGCGTGAAGTTCCCCGACTTCCCGCAGGACAAAGCACTGGTCGGGTTCCTCATCATCACGCACTCGGCTACCTTCACGGGCGGCACCACGGCGCTGGATACGGCCACCACGGTCTATGTCTCGCCGGTGGGCGCGTTCGATCCAACGACCCTCTTCAGTTAAGCACCACTTTCACAAGGACACTTCATCATGGCAATCAACACCGCCGGTCAAACGCTCACCGGAAACACTCCTGGCGCAGACGGCAACCGTCTGAAAACGGGTCGAGACGTGCTCGACGCTACCGGTCTCACTGCGGCCGACTACCTGCTCTTCGGGGTTGGCTTCACGCCGCGATATGTGCGATACGAGAACATCACGGATCGCATCTCTGTCGAATGGTTCGAGGGCATGGCGGCAGATACCTGCGTGAAGACCGTAGCGGCCGGCACGCGAACGATTGAAACCACGAACAAGGGCATCACGATTTGCGACGCTGACGGTACGGCCACAACCACGGGTCGCTATTTCAAGGTGTCGCAAAACGCAACCCTTGCCGTAGTAGCGGCGAGCACCACCGGCACCTGGATCGCGATGGGATGATCGAGCCTAGGTCCCACTTCCCGCCCCAAAGGGTGGGGGCAATTCGCCCCTACCCTTTGGGGCGCTTTCATTTCAGGAGAACGTATGGAAGAAGCACAGCAAGGTAGTCGTCGCGGCCCTGGTCGTCCACGCAAAGAGACGTACAGCGAGGACTTCCCGGTCACTCAACCACCAGAGATCAACGCGAGCGATCTTGGATTCGATCCGGCTACGCGAACGCCGGAAGTGATCGTCATGGACGCCGCCGTCGCCAAGGAACTGGCGATGAAGGACTACATGGCGGACTTGGCATTCATGGAAGAATTCATGACGATCTTCCTGTACCGCGGGCAAGAAGAATACGCCCCCGAGAGCTACAGTTTCTGGGTCAACGGCCGGCAAGTCGATGTGCCTGTAGAGACGCCCGTGAAACTGCGGCGCAAGTACGTCGAGGTCATTGCACGCAGCCAGCCGTTCAAGATGCGAACGGTGGTCATCAAGCCTTCTGAAAAAGCCGAGAACGGGCAGATTCAGAATATGTGGCGTCGCGAACAGTCTGCGGCCTACCCGTTCCACGTCGTCGAGGACAAGAACCCGCGCGGCGTTGTGTGGCTGGAAAGTTGCAAACGGCAGAACTGACGTGACGTTTCTAGAGTTGGTGCAGCGCCTGCACAGCGAGAGCTTGAAAGGCTCTACTGCACCAACGGCGGTGACGGGCGGCAACGACCGCCAAGTGCGGTATGCGAACGCGGTGGCCGGCGCATGGCGCGAGTTGCAGTCCGAACGCGATTGGCGCTGGATGCGTGCATCTCTCGATGCGACGCTTGTGGTGAACCAGCAGACATACACCGCGACGGCGCTGGGCGCTACGCGGTTCGGCCGCTGGCGCCCGGAAGACCCGGAGTATTGCGTCCGGGCATATGCGGTAGCCTCGCCTGACGCGCTATGGACCGTGAACTTCTGGCAACTCGATCAATTCCGCGATAACTGGATCTATCGCGACATGGGGGCATCAAACCCCTTTGCGTGGACGATCGACGAGAACGATCAACTGCTGATCGGACCTCGCCCGTCAGAGGCGTTCAAGTTGCGCATCGACTACTGGAAAGAACCAAGCGAGTTAGCGGCGGATACAGACACACCCGACTTGCCTGATCGGTTCAAACTCTTGCCGATGTGGCGCGCGTTGCAAGAAATTGCCAAATCCGACGCTGCGCCTGAAGTGCTAGCACGAGCAGATACCAACTACGCCTTGCTACACGGAAGATTGATGGCGGACCAGGCAAGACGCCCGACGCTATGAAATCAAACGGACCCCCGCACATACAAACTGACGTGGTTGCGCTGGATGGCGGAATGGACACCATATCTGCTTCGCTAGAAGCGCTCCCTGGGACTCTTCGCGGCGCGGTGAACTTCGAGCAGATGCAAGAAGGCGGATACCAGAAGTCAGGGAATTACGAGGCATTCGACGGTAGGACCAGTCCAAGCTCTTCTACCTATCTCGTCATTGAACCTGACACAATTTTCAATCCAATCGTTGTGGGAGCCACTGCTACAGGATTCTCATCTAGCGCAACGGGAGTGGTGGCGCTAGTGGTTACTGCGTATATCGTAGTGACCAAGGTAACTGGAATCTTCATTGCAGGAGAGCTTTTGAAGGTTGGTGGTATTACAGTAGGTACGATTGGAAGCATCATCTACGGTCTCTCGCAGACTGAAGACAACGAGGCGGCTGCGGCGGCAGCGGCTATCTACCGCTTAGATATACAGAAAGTTCCAGGCAGCGGTGCAGTGAGAGGCGTTGCGGTTCTTAACAGTGCCGTGTACGCATGGCGAGACAACGCTGGAGGTACGGCGCTAGCGATCTACAAAGCCAGCGCATCTGGGTGGACCGCAGTTCCGCTGTACTACGAACTGAGTTTTACCTTAGGATCGACACAACCGGCAGAGGGTAGCACGCTTGTTCAAGGAGCGGTCTCTGCCACCATCAAGCGTGTTGCTCTGGAAAGTGGAACGTGGGGCGGCGCAAATGCCGCTGGGCGATACATCATCACGATCCCATCGGGCGGGTCATTCATAGCAGGCGCTCTAACCACTGGCGGGGCCGGCACGGTTCCCGGGGCTGGCGCAGGCGTGTATCACGGGACACAGATCACACTCTTGCCTGGCGGAAGAATTCAGACCGACAACTACACGTTCAACGGTTTGGCGACCACTCGCGGAATCTTCGGATGCGATGGCATAAACCGCGAGTTTGAACTGCGCGACGACATTCTTGTTCCACTGACCACCGGAATGGGCAGCATACGCGCTGGTGCAGTTAAGGCACACAAGGCGAAGTTGATTCTGGCCTACGGTAGTTCGCTGCAGAATTCATCGGAAGGGACGCCCTATGCTTGGTCGGCAGTCACAGGGGCGGCCGAGATAGCGACTGGTGACACCATCGTTTGCCTACGAACGATCAGCGGCTCGGAGTCAAACGCAGCGCTTTTCGTGGCCTGTACGCATTCGATCTTCGTGCTCTACGGAAACAGCAGTTCGAGTTGGAGTCTTCGACCCTACAGTTCAAGTCGAGGTTGCGTAAAGTATTCTGACCAAGACTCAGGCAAGACGTTGGTGCTTGACACAGATGGGTTCGTTGACTACACGCCGACGCAAGAGTACGGAAACTTCGCCACCGAGTTGGTGAGTTTGAAAGTCTCGCCATTGGTGCGTGAACGACAAGTGTATGCAAGCGTATTCGTCAAAGCGCTTGGGCGCTACCGCTGCTTCTTCACGGACGGAACGATCATCACCGGCACGCAGATGCGAACCAAGGATGGTTTCTATTACTCCTGGATGCCGCAACAACTTCCAATCACCGTCAATGTGGCGGTGAGCGAGGAAGTCTCTGGCATTCAACGGACGTTCTATGGCGACACCGAAGGATACGTCTACGAAGCCGACAAGGGGCGTAGTGCAAATGGTGAATCAATCTACTGCGCACTGAAACTGTCATGCTTGCATCAGAAGGCGCCATTCATCGAAAAGACCTATCGAGGTTGCTATGTTGAGGGATCATCGAGCGGCCCGTTTTCAATTAGCGTAGCTGCTGTGTTCGATGAAGACCAACCGAACACAGAAGCTCTTCGTCAGGAACTCGACATTGATATGCACGGAGTCGGCGGGGTATATGACCTGACGACATACGATGCCAGTTACTACGACATAGGAGAGCGAGATCGTAGACTGTTCGACATAGAGGGAATGGGGTGTTCGGTTTCGCCGATCATCTTCTCTGATTCTGCGGTGCAACTGACTTTCAAGTTGAGATTCTTGGCGATTCTTTACAACATGCGTAAGTTGACCAGATGAGCAACCCATACTTCACCAGGACGTTCACGGCACTGCCGTTCTATTTGATCCCATCATCTGCGCACGTCAATCAATGGACGCTAGCAGAGACGGGATTTGATCTTGTGTATGCGGACATTAACGCAAGATTTATTGCTAGTGCAGTTGGATTGACCGCGAATTTACCGGCAAACGGATTTCGCATCACAGGACTTCCATCCCCAGTGAGCGGGAGTGAACCAGCAACGAAAACCTATGCTGATGGATTGTTATTTACCACCGCGCTTCCAGGTCAAACCGGAAATGAGGGTAAGACCATCGTCACTGACGGCACAACTGCTTCATGGGACGATTCTGTAGGTGACGCACTGGCCATTCTGAACTTCATCGGATACTGAAAGGCAATACCCATGTCACGCCCAAGCTATGCAGCAGTACCTGTAGGTTTCCAGCAGATCAGACCCGTGACGTTCACGGTCACGAACGGCACAGCAGCAAAGGTGGTGCAAGAGCCGCTGGCAGCCGCAGCCGCAGGGGCTACCTCACCGCTGTACTACGGGGGCTGCACGATCATCGACTTGACGGCGACGAGCACCGATGTTGTCAAGGACGTGATCTTGTACGAAGGCGTGGTGACGACGACGGAGACGATCGCTACCGGGGCGATGACGACCACGGCCAGCACGATCACTCGCACCAACGGGACGTTCATCACCGATGGGTACAAGGTCGGCGACAACGTGATGATCTTCGCTCCCGAAGGAACAGCGCCGAACGCGGCAGTCGACGGAATTCTTGCGACGCTGACGACGGTCGTTGCGTTGACACTTACGGCTAATGGAACGCCGTTTGGGGCGCTCACGCTGGCTACCGGGTCGCGCGTGGTGCGCGTTGCCAATTTGTTCCGAGCCACGGTGGCAGCGAACTCTGGATCGTCGGCAACGATTCCAAACGTCAAGTTGCTTGGCAACAGCCAGGACCAGAGCGCGGTCTTGGGTGAGAAGAAACTGGGATCGTCGGACATGCTCATGATCGCGATGCAGGCCAACGTTGGGGCTTTGCCCGCATATCTCAGCGTCGCCGGCTCTGTGGCCCGCTACTAACATGGGCACCTTCAACGCTGGACTACCCAGCAGCGCCCCGTCAAACGGGCTACCCAAGCGGGTGACTCGAATCACGACTGGCACCGGGACGTTCTATCCGCTGTCGCGTGATTCGTTGGCTCGCGTGACGGTCGTAGGGTCTGGCGCTGGTGGTGGTCGTGGTGATACGTCGCTGATTGCCGCTAGCGCTGGATCAGCAGGAGCTACAAACTCGCGATGGGCACGCCTGACTGGTCCAGTCGCATATACCGTCGGCGCCGCGGGCCTTGGAGCGACAGCAAATAACACAGACGGAACTGCCGGGTCACTGAGTAGATTTGGGTTTATCACGAGCGATGGTGGCGAAAAAGGGTTAGCGGCAGGGACAAGGACGGTCGGCGCGAGCAGCGGGTTAGATGCCGGAGGCTTGTCGGCAGGCACTGGTGTGAATGGAGGCGGAGGGGGTAGGGGAGGGGCCGCCGGTGGTGG